AACTGGTAATGCTTGAAGCAACAGTGACGCTAGTCATCGCTGCTATTGCTGGCGGTGCAGCTTTAAATAATCGATTACATCAAAGAGTTAATAACGTGCATGACCGTATTAGCGGGCTGGACCGCCGTATTGATGCCATTGAATTAGGTGTAGCTACTGATTACGTGTCAAAGGCTGACCTATCGGTCATGACTAAGCGGATGGAAGATCACATGATCCGCATTGAAAACAAATTAGACCAAATTGTACTTAAAAATAGCTAATTATGTCCTTTAAACTTGTAGATACCATCCGTGGCAAGGTTTTGCAGGAGTTTGACTCCCGTGAACTGGCTGAAAAGGCTCTCAGCCACCAAAACAACGAAGCACCACTTGAAATTCAAGTGGATGCACCACCCAAAAAACGTGTAAAAAAAGCTAAGCCTACAGATGGCGAATAAAAAAGCAACAGAAGATCAGTTTAATGAACTGCATAACCTTCTTACACAAGAATTTTTGACCCGCATTAAGTCGGGTGAAGCTACTACACAAGACCTTAAAGCAGCTTGTGACTGGCTAAAAACAAATGACATTAGTGGGGTTGCTATGGAAGGCAACGCTTTAGGCAAACTTGCCAGCGTCTTGCCTTCTATTGACCCTGAACTTGTACAAAGCAGGCTCTATGGCAAAAGGCAGCACATCTAGTTACTACAAATCAAATCCTGAAGCTGCACAACGTAGGCGTAAGCAACAGGCCAAATACAACAAAACAGCAAAGGGACTAAAGATTCGTACTAACGCTAACAAGCTAAATCGAAAATTAGGTACTTACGGCAATGGTGACGGTAAAGACGCCTCTCATACAGGTAAAAACAAAGGAAAGTTAGAGAAACCCTCTACAAACCGTCGTAGACCTCGTATGAAAATTAAGTACGCATGACCCCACTGCTTCCAACTCCTGAACATTACTTAGAAAACCTAATAACCATGACATCCTCTGAAGCCAAGCGCCTTTGGAGGCGCAGCATAAAAGAACATTTTGGCTGTACATGTGTTTATTGCGGAGAAACTTATGAATTACACGAACTTACTTTGGATCACGTTCATCCTCGCACCCTTGGCGGTGAGGACATTACAAGCAATCTTGTTTGTGCCTGCTCTAAATGTAATCAGGAAAAAGGAAGTACCCATTGGCGTTCATGGATGAGAGAACGCTTTGGACAAAACCTACTTAGAGAAGGATTGATTCTTTCTCATATCTCATAAACAACCTATCCACATAAGTATAACGCCGCCTCTTTGGGGCGGTTTTTTTTATGGCAAAAAGAAAAAAGGAAAAGTACGACATCCCTTTTGAAGTTTTAGAACAAGAACGCCTTAGAGTTAAAGCACTTCGAGCTGAGAAAACAGGCGGTCGTCTGAAAGATGGCGAAGCCCAATTTGTTCATGACGGCATTACTTATACTCTTAGCCCAAATAAACTCAGCCGTCATGGGTTAGAAGTCAAAGTAGCTAGTAAAGAAGCAGCAAAAGAATCTCGCAGACGTGGTATTAGAAAGGGTCAATCTATTGACGCTACACCAGAGCAAAGACAACGACATCAACAACTGTATGATGAGCGTGATTTAATTTCACGCGCAACTGGCCAAAGGTATGAAGTCGATCACATCCTACCGATTAAAAAAGGTGGTATCTCAAACGATCCTGACAACGAACAAATAGTTCTTGGAAGCATTAACGGTGCAGCGCGTGACGCTACTGAAGGGCCTCTTTATGAAGCCAAAATGGAAAATGCCAAAGTTACCCGTGAATTGTTGAATCGGTTAGTTGCTGCACAAATACCAGCAATCCAACAATCGGAGTATTTCGCACAAATGCAAGGTGCTCTACCTGGCGAACTAACAGAAGCTAATGGTGAAACCACAGCCCGTATGGACAAAATGTCTGAAATTGCCAGGAAAAATAACGGCCTTTTTGGAATGCCTGACCTCGGTATTACTGAAATGGCGTGGGGTAAATCTCTTGTTGATGATGAACGTCAAGACTTTGCTAGATGAATACTGTAGAACTACTACAAGAAGACTTCAAACTGTTTCTACAAGCCCTTTGGGCACAGCTTGATTTACCTTCCCCTACCCGTGCTCAATATGCCATCGCTGATTACCTTCAGCATGGCCCTAAACGTCTACAGATCCAAGCCTTCCGTGGCGTTGGTAAATCTTGGATTACTGGAGCGTTTGTTCTTTGGACACTATTTAAAGATCCAGAAAAAAAGATCATGATTATCTCCGCGTCTAAAGAACGCGCAGACAACATGTCTATCTTCTTACAGAAACTAATCATTGAAACACCATGGCTTTCTCATTTACAGCCCAAGTCAGACGATGCAAGGTGGTCGCGGATAAGCTTCGATGTGAACTGCTCACCCCACCAGGCCCCATCCGTAAAGTCGGTGGGCATCACTGGACAGCTCACCGGAAGCCGCGCCGATTTAATGATTCTCGACGACATTGAAGTTCCTGGTAACTCAATGACAGAAATGATGCGGGAGAAATTGCTTCAACTCTGCACAGAGGCTGAATCCATTCTTACTCCTAAAAGTGACTCCCGCATTATGTACCTCGGTACACCACAAACCGTGTTTACCGTTTACAGAAAGCTTGCAGAACGTAATTACAGACCTTTTGTTTGGCCTGCTCGATATCCCCGCAAACTTGCTAACTACGAAGGCTTAATGGCTCCTCAATTGCAAGAAGATATCGATATGGGTGCTGAAGCTTGGCACGTAACTGACCCAGATAGATTCGATGAAGATGACCTTATCGAGCGTGAGGCGGCTATGGGCCGATCTAACTTCATGCTCCAATTTATGCTTGACACGTCCCTTAGTGACGCTGAAAAGTTCCCACTCAAAATGGCTGACCTTGTTGTCACCTCTGTTAATCCAACTTCCGCTCCTGACTCTGTCGTCTGGTGCTCTGACCCAAGAAATGTCATCAAGGAGTTACCGACTGTCGGACTACCTGGGGATTATTTCTACAGTCCAATGCAGCTCCAAGGAGAATGGAATCCCTACCAAGAAAGCATCTGCTCTGTTGATCCGTCGGGTCGTGGTACAGATGAAACAGCAGCAGCTTATATCTCCCAACGCAACGGTTTCTTGTACTTGCACGAAATGCGAGCTTATAGAGATGGGTACAGTGACTCAACGCTTCTCGATATCCTCAAGGGGTGTAGTAAATATGGTGTCACCAAATTAGTCATAGAAACTAATTTCGGTGATGGTATCGTCGCAGAATTGTTTAAAAAACACCTAGTTCAAACTAAACAAGCAGTAGATGTCGAAGAAGTTCGAGCCAATGTCAGAAAAGAAGACCGTATTATCGACGCTTTGGAACCCATTCTCAACCAGCATCGTCTTATTGTGGATCGCTCTGTCGTTGATTGGGACTACAACTCCAACAAAGATGCACCACCAGAATTACGGATCCTCTACATGCTCTTCTATCAGATGAGCCGCATGTGCCGTGAAAAAGGCGCAGTTAAACACGATGACAGACTTGATTGCTTAGCTCAAGGTGTTAAATACTTTACTGATGCTATGTCAATCTCTGCAGAAGATGTCGTCCGTGAACGTAAAGCTCAAGAGTTTACCCAACTACTAATTGACACAATTGAGTACCCTCAAGAGTCTGCTAATCACCTCGTTTTTGGTATGAATTCTGACCAAAGAGCAGCATCTCGTGGAAATACTAAAAACATAGTCCCCAACTGGGTTTAGCCGTAACAGGCACCGTATACAGGGAGGAGAGAGGGTGGACTCGAATCTCTGGACTGGGGAGGATGACAAATCTTCCCCTTTTATAGAACTGACACTTAATAGGTTTGATCAACAAACGAACGAACGAACGAACGAAGTGAGTGACGTGAGTGAAGTGAGTGTCATAAGTAGTTATCATTAATTATCATGAAAAGAATACCCTTTCACCTCAACGATAAAGATTTCAAGATTGAATATCACAAAACTAGAGAAGGTCCTAATGGATTTATGTGTTACTACAAGAATGCAGCGACATACCGTTTAGACCCTTTAGATGCTTGGCGTACTTTAGGGGTAGCTAAGTTCACAGATACAGGTAAAGCACTTAAAGCTTGGTGTCTGGAGATGGATGAACAAAATAAAGATTATGGTATGCCTGATGAATTGAAGCA